TGCCTTTCCTCGCACCCTCTTGCAATCTCCTCGTTCCCTCTGCCGATCTTGGTGGTAGATAATCCATGGTAGTAGGAGTCGCCCAAGTTTTTACAGACGATCCACACTCTGTCTCGTTTGTGTCTCGCTCCGATACTACTAGCCGAAACAACAAATGTCCTCGTTTGGTAGTTAAGGTTTTCCATTGCAAAGAGTACCTCGTCAAGTCCCATGGAGACATGCCCATATACGTTTTCGAAAACACAATAAGAGGGTCTAACTTGTTTAACAATTTCATGGATGTACGGAAAGATGTGTCTAGGGTCTTCCGATCCGAGCCTTTTGCCACTTGTGGAAAAGGGTTGACATGGGTATCCTCCACTAAGGACTCCGATGGGTTGTTGAATAAATTTTGTTGGGTCACTTGCTAACTCCTTTACATCATTAAATATTGGTACGTTTGGAAAGTTTTTTGCTAACACTTTCTGACATGGAATATCAAAGTCACAAAATGCTATGGGTTTGGATAGGTTTGCCCATTTAAATCCAAGAGCAAACCCACCAATGCCACTACATAAATCAAGATGGTTAATCATTTATGTGTACTCTTTAAATAATTTTAATGCTTGATCAAAAGGCATGAAGTTTAAACACTTTTCCATCATGTGAGGATAATCAGTTTTTAAAAAGTTTTTAAAATAATCATCCGTATGATTGCCTTTTCTTTTCCATGTAACCAAGAACTCCTTATCTTCCATTTTGTCTTTTTCAACACAAACATAGTTCTTTTTTAGTTCTTTCTTTAACAATTTAGCATCAAGCCAATTATATAATTCTTGGTGGCAGTAATGCTCTAAGTCTAAGTCTGTATGATAGGTTTTTCCACCATACTCCCAAGTTTCTTGACCAAACTTTTCAACGCACCATTTATCAATGTCTTGAAGTCTAAAACCATTCTCATGCCATACATGTTGCCTATCACTTCCACCATGACCATCGTTGGATACCTCAACTGCTTTCTTGCCATTGATGTATACTGTTGCATTATAACATGGTGTTTCTTCTGATCCTCTTTTATAGTAGGATATATTTTTCATTTCTATTTTATTTATCTTCATTTTTATTTCCTCCGATAAGTTCTAAAAAAGGTTTGTAATATAGATCCTCAACTGTCCAATCGTTAAGGATCTGCTCTGCACATTGACGAACAAATCTGCCACTAAACTTTTGACCACCGACCACGAACTCTTCTTGCTCGATCACTGTCAATGCTTGTTCATTCGTCAATCCATCGTCATTGAGTAAAGAACCCAAGTGAGTTTCTATATCAATAACTAAATCTTTTAATCTACTCATTTTTTATCTCCATAGTTGTTATATATTCTTTTAACATTTTATTACAAGTCTTTGCAACTTTTATTTAATTAACATGTTAAATTCCTGGATTTTACTGCCAATTCCTAGGGTTATCTTTATCTTCAAATGAAATAAACTTTTCATTCAATTGATAGATAACTCCATTGTCATTTAACTTGTTAAGTAACTTTGGCATCTCACAATCTTCTTCAAGTGCAAACAATTCTTCATTCTTTGTTCTGTATGCATTTGGAAAATCGTTTGGATGTAATCTTGCTTTACGAAGATCCGTTCTTGTTACGATTGCCCAACCATGAGCATCGTCAATTAAATATGGTATGTTTAAAATGCCTATCATAATTCATCTCCTCTATATTCTTCCCAATACCATGAGCATTCGTCTTTTTTAATCATATCAATAATTTGTTTCTTAGCTTGTTTCTTAGCTTTTTCATCAAACTCTTTAAATCCTCTGATGCAAACTCCACTATCAAGCCAAACATCAAAACCACTTACTTCTTGGTTCTTATATTCTTGTATTGTTTTAGGCATTTTATTTTCCCTCCTTATTTAGATATGAATTATATTTCATTAATTCATGTTGAAGTTTTACTGTCTGAAAAGATAAATCTTTACACATTTTTTTCTTCGTAGAAATATCTCTTGCTCTTGTCATCCCTCTTCTCATGGAATTAAGATCGTAAATAACTTTATTAAGATTATACATTTTTTCTTTTCTCCAATATCTTTGTTAATTTTTCTTCAACTAAATCTTCAAACCAATCACTATCCGTAATTACATCAAGTTCATGATAAATAAAATTTTCTATTGCTTTTGCTAGTTCTACACTAGTTGGTCTTACGTCTTTCATTTACTTCTCCTCCATATTTTTCATCAAACAGAACAATAAAGATTGACAAAACTTCATCTAATTCGGGATCTCTTTCTGTTCCATCTGAATTTTCATAATATTTTTTTCCAAAGGCTTTTTTTACTCTGTCTAAAGCAACTGCATATAAATGTCTGTTTACATAAACATTTTTTCTAATACTGTAACCCATCATTTACTCCTAACTGTTATTAATAAATCTTGAGGTATCGAGGATAAATTTTCTGTCCATCCTCGACCTCCACATGATGGACAAGTAACAACTTCCTCACAACTGATTGGTATGTTTCCATGTCCTACACATTCTTCACATTCATATTGAAGTGTTGCTCCACTATCTTTAAGCATTGCCAATTGACCATTGATCATTTTTACCTCCATGGTTTATTTTCAGTATTAAGTAATTTTTGACACAAGACTGCCATCTGCTTGTAGGTAATATCTTCATTACAAGTAAAACCATATTCTTCAGAAAAATATTCATTGAAAGATCTTTTGTCAGTATCAAAAAAGACATGCCATAAATCTTCAATTTTTTCCTCATCGGTTTTTCTTTTATCAAATTCATGACACTCTGCTTTTTCCCAAACATTTATGAATTTTCTAATCCATTTTTCTTGAATGTTTGTTAAAGTTATCTCCCCTCTATGATGATCATAGAGGAGATCGTCTGCACTAATTAGAGGGTTGTATTTAGTTCTTAACAACCATCTATTATAAAGTTTTGTTAATGCTTTATAACTGTCCATTTAGTCCTCCTTAACTGCCAAGATAAAAGAACCTACACAGTTATAAATCTCATAACCTTTAAAACCATCTAGGTCATATGGTTGAAAATAATCTCTACTACTTCCAACAAAATAAGCATTCTTGATACCTAATGAAGTATCATGAAATCTTTCTCTTTCATCTCTTTCAACTTTATAAAAAGATTGATCATGACATCTGTCTACACAATCAATCATTCCATTAAATCTAGTTCTTGTAGAAATATAAAGATCATCAAAATTCTTTTTGATAAAACTTTTAATAGTTGTTCTAGTTATTTTTTTCATTATTTACCTCCATTTTCATAGTAAGGGGTACAGAAAAATTCTCCCCCCTCTTCATAATAAAGTTCGCCATCATCGTTCAAATAAAAATCTTCAATGTGACAATCGTTGTCGTTGATTTTATCAACCATTTTATTTTCAAAATGCTCTCTAGTGACATAATCATAAAAACCATCATTCTCACTAGTTTGAACCCAAATATTATAAGAAGATGCTTTTTCAATTAGATCCAAAACATTCTCAAAATTACCACTACAAATTTTTTCCATTTAATCCTCCATTTGTTATTTTCTTTAGACTAATCTTTATAAAAACAATTGTCAACAACTAATTGCAATTAATTACATTTATAATTACTTATATAGTCTTTTTCACAACGAAAATTAATTTGAAAATATTTTTGAATATAGGTGTGCCAAGTGTGGTAAATGTGCCACCCATTGATTTTTAAGAGTTTTTTTAAATATTTTGTCCACACTTTGTCCACACTTACCACACTTGAAATAACACAAGCACATATACGAGTTTTTATTTTTTCCAAATTGATTTGGTTGTAGAAATCCCTTATATTGGCTTTATGGCTAATAAAAATAAACTTACTGCAAGACAAAGAGAATTTGCTAAGCACTATGTCGAGGGCATTTATTCTGCAAAACAATGTGCAGTTAAAAGTGGATACTCAGAAGATAGTGCAAAATTTCATGCATCTAAATTATTAAATATT